AAACCGACAAAAACGACCTGTTTTCAGGCTATTATAACTCGGTTTTTTGATTAATATGTAAATATAATACAGCCTTGTACAACCATCACAGGAGAATTTTAACATGACTGACCGATTACAATTTGAAGCCATGCTTGAGGCTTTGATCAATGAAGATCAAGAGAAAGCAAAAGAAATTTTTCACAATATTGTAGTAGCTAAATCACGCGAAATCTATGAAGAGCTACTAAGCGAAGACTTCAGCGTCAACGAAGACGAAGACGAAGAAAAAGACGAAGACAAAAAAGATAAAAAAGAAGATGACCGTACTGACGAAATGTTTGGGTCTGAAGATGATGAAGAAGGTGCCGACGACGAAGAAGGCGCTGATGATGCAGAAGATGATGCCGACGACGAAGAAGGCGCTGATGACGATGTAGGCGGTGACGCAACAGACGACTTAATCGGTGACGTAGAAGACGGCGAAGAAGGTGAAGGATCTATGTCTGATGAAGAACAATCAGATCGTATTCTTGACTTAGAAGACGCATTAGAAGAACTAAAAGCAGAATTTGAACAACTAATGGCCGACGAAGGTGAAGAACCTGCAGGCGACGACATGGGTGCTGACGAAATGGGCGGCGACATGGGTGCTGATATGGGTGCTGATATGGGCGGCGAGCAAGATGAGTTAGCCAAGTTCATGGAATATGTAGACAAAGTTGCACTACCAAAGCACGGTGACAACGGTGCAAATTCCAGATCAGTAGTTGCTGGTAAGAACGACATGGGCGGCACAACAGCCAATATTGCCAAGAGTTTTTCAACAGAAAAAGGCGGCACACAAGGCGGTTTACTAAACCCAAGTACTAAAGAAGAAAACTTTGGTAACGTAAACGTTCCAGGCGGCAATGCAGGCAAGACAGCTTTCAAGAAGAAAGAGCCAGGCCACGGTGCTGAGAAGAAAGGTGCAGGCGAGAATGCTGACAACAAGTCATCATTAATCGGCTCACGTAAGTAATTAAACGAGACTATTAATATATGTCTTTATACCTCCGAGAGAATCTCAGTTTCAACGAAGCCAAAATGGTCGTTGAATCTGATGACAAAGAAGGAAAAAACTTATACATGTCCGGGATTTGTATCCAGGGCGGTATAAGAAACGCTAACCAGCGTGTTTATCCTGTGCAAGAGATTGGCAAGGCTGTCAAAACCCTTAACGATCAGATTCAGAACGGCTATTCAGTTCTCGGAGAAGTAGATCATCCAGATGATCTAAAAATTAATTTGGATCGCGTCAGCCACATGATAGTAAACATGTGGATGGATGGACCAAATGGTTATGGGAAGTTGAAAATACTTCCTACCCCAATGGGACAATTGATTAGAACTATGTTAGAATCGGGAGTCAAGTTGGGTGTCAGTTCACGCGGATCCGGAAACGTCAAAGATGACGGATCCGGTGAAGTTTCGGATTTTGAGATTATCACAGTAGATATGGTAGCTCAACCTAGTGCTCCAGGAGCATACCCAACACCAATTTATGAACACTTGATGAACAATCGTGGTGGTTATAATGCCTTACGCATAGCGCAAGAGGTCAAAGGTGATCCTAAAGCACAACAATATCTCAAAGAGAGCTTATTAGGTATAATAAGCAGACTCCAATAACAAGGAGAATCACAATGTTGGATGCACTAAAAACGCTATTTGAAAACAACGTGATTTCTGAGGAGATCAAAGCATCGATTGAATCCGCTTGGGAAGCTCGTATTATCGAGAATAAAGAACAAGTGGCTCAACAACTACGCGAAGAATTTGCTCAAAAATATGAGCACGATAAGCAAACTATGATTGAAGCAGTTGATCGTATGATCACTGACCAACTATCACAAGAGCTTGTTGAGTTTGCTGACGATCGTAAGCAACTTGCGGAAATGAAAGCTCGTTATGCTGTTAAGATGAAAGAGCACACTGATACTGTAGCAAAATTTGTTACAAACCAGTTGGCATCTGAAGTCAAAGAGCTACACGAAGATCAGGTCGCAATGGCTGAGAAATTTGGCACACTAGAAAAATTTGTCGTAGAAGCTTTGGCTGAAGAAATTGCAGAGTTTTATAAAGATAAGCAAGACTTGGCTGAAACCAAGGTACGTTTAGTTCGCGAAGGTCGTGAACAACTCGGTAAAGTAAAACAACAATTTGTAGAACGTGCAGCTAAGATGGTCGAAGGTCTTGTAACTTCTGGTTTAAAATCAGAAATCACAAGCCTAAAAGAAGACATCGAAGCAGCTCGTCGTGCAGATTTTGGACGTAAACTATTTGAAGCTTTTGCTCAAGAGTATCAGTCAAGTTACCTAAACGAGAAGTCAGAGACTGCTAAATTACTCAAGGTCATAGACATGAAAGATGTTGCCGTTCAAGAAGCTGCTAAAGCTATTGAGAGCGCACAACGTATCGTAGAAAGTAAAGAAGCAGAAATTGCGAAACTTAAAGAATCGCAAGAAAGAAAAGAAATTATGAGTGAATTACTTGCTCCACTTAACAGTAAGCAACGTGAGATCATGTCAGAGTTAATGGAGGGCGTGAAGACTGCTCGTCTAAACGAAAGTTTTGAAAAGTATCTTCCAGCAGTTCTAGAAGGAAATGCAAAAACCCCGCAGAAGAAACAGGCACTTGTAGAGGCTAAAGAAATTACAGGTAATAAAGAAACAATTACCAACGCAAATCGTAGCGGCGAGGAAGATTCAAATATTATTGATATCCGTCGCCTCGCTGGACTAAAAATTTAAGGAGAAATTAAATGTCTGAACTACTAAACGGCCGTTGG